GAGCCTGAACCGGATAGGGCGTTAAATATGTTTTGCCCGCACTGTGCAAGCTGGTATGCAGCCAACAATCACCCACATGGCTTCCGTAAGCTCGAAGTGAGCCACGCCTGCAATAGTGGAGTCCGTGAGGTATTTTACTGCACGGTCCCTCGGGATTTAGGTGTTGAGCTTATAGACGCCGCCGCGCACGGGACGCTAACTCCGTGGGAGGAATGGACGCGGGACCATAAGATACAAGAAATGGAGAACCATCAACGCCAAGCCGATATGCTGTTGCGCGAACTTAATGAGTACTTCATGTATGAGAACGGGAGAGGTGTGTGACTTACAGAACAAGGCCCCGTTATGGGGCCTTTTATCATTCTACAGTTACCGCCTTACTCACGGCCTGTTCGCCACCGGCATCGGTCACGACGACCCAGTAACTACCGGCAACACCGGCAACCAGCTCTCCCTGGCTCTCGGGCACGTTCACAACCTGCTTATCGTCACGATACCATTGGAAGGTGTACGGCGCTTGGCCGGCCTTCGCGGTTGCCGTGAGTGTAGCACCGACGGCGCAATCCTCTGGCTGCACTGCGAAATACACCCGGCCAGCGTCTGGCCGGTACGGCACCTCAAACAGCACCCCGCCGCCAGATACGCCGATACCAGTCTTGTCTGCGTATGGCATGTCGTCGACCGGTGCGCCGAGCACGGCCTCATCGTCAAGGAACACCACGCCGACACCCGGCGCATTGACCCGCTTGTACTGCACAACCCGGCGCTCTGGGGCGTCGGCAACTAGGAAAAACCCACTCATCGTCACTCTCCTTTCAGGTAATCACGGACTCGTTTATCGGTCTCGGCCATCTCTTTCAACGTCAGGGGCCTGCCGAAGCCGTCCACGGACGCAACTCGGAACTCTTCGGGGGTCATCCCGGCGTTACGGAAGATAGCCCCGCGCACAGGCCCGAGGGCTTCATTCTGAAACCATGCGGGTTGCTGCTGTAAAAAATCGTAATAGGATGTGTTCGCGTCAATCTGCATACCGCCATCAGCGCCACGGGCCGCCCGCTTCGCGCCAGCGTCGAGGAAGTCGAACTCGGATGAAACAACCGGAGCAATATTGCTCCTACAGTTCGGATGTGCTGGCGGCAGCGGCCCCCTGCCGAATTCGTACTTCTGGCCGTCCCTTGCGCGGCAGATGGTCGAGGTGCGACTGTCCAGGGTGCTGACCCACTCGTAACGCTCAACAACGTCGCTGTTCTTCTCCAGCGTCATCAGCCGCGCTTGAGTCGATACGTGGTTAAGCGCGGTGCGCACGACCGTTGCGGCGTGGCGCTCCGATACGTCACCAAGGCCGCCAGGGCCGACCACATTTTTGACAATCTGCCGTGTGGTCTGGCCTTGCACGAAGCCAGATTTTACCCCCTGCACCAGGCGGGCGACCTCCGTCTCTTCCCACCCTGCCATCAGCTTGGTGAAATCGACCGGCTTCCCGTCCAGTGCCAGGGGGTTGAACTTGACGGCGCTCCAGACCTGCTCGGGCGTCGGCGTGGTGAAGTTTACGCCGGTGCTGTCCGCCATCGTCTCAGCTGTCCATTTGGCCTCGTATTTTGCCAGCTCCTGCAAATCGGCAACCAGCTTCTCGTCCCAGTCGTTGCCGATGGCGTATAGCGTCTCGGTCAAGTCCTTGAGCATCTTCGTCAGCTTGGCCTTGGTGCGGCTCTCGTCACCGAACGCCAAGACCTGCTTCTTGACCTCCTGGCGCATCTGCTCGATGAACGGGCGCATTGTGTTCACTTCGCTCGTTGCGTTGCGCTGGAGCCAGATTTGGTGGCTGATGAATGCGGAGATTAATGCGCTCATGATTGGCCCCGCCGCTGCACGACGGCCTCAGAAAGCGCCTGCATGGCGCAGTACGTCTCGCCGATAATCAGGGTCGGGCGGTTGCCGTTTGCCCAGCCGTGATAGACGTTGTCGTCAGTATCGACCATGACCATCAGCACGTTTGCGATGTGGCCTTGTTTCGCCATGGCGAGCGCCTCTTCCAGGCGCTCGATTACATTCGCCCCCGCACCGCCAGGAGCTGGAAAGGATTTGATTATGCCCATGTGACTATCTCCTTGATGTCAGCAAAGTGTACCGCACAAAAATACCTGTTGCACGTCCATGGATACTAGCATACTATTATCTCAACGGTGCGGCGCAGGGCGGCACGAGCGAGAGGGTAGAGAAATGACAACTCAAGTGCAGAACTCGGACGCGATAAACGAAACTTTGGCCAATAAACTTTTCGCCATCTTTTTCAGGGAAGGAAGGCCGCGCTACGCGATACGTCAGGAGTCCCCATACAAGTTCACAACCTTAGTCGAAGTTAAAGGCGGGTGGGAGGTTCATGATATGGGTCTCGCAACATGGTGCATACACCACACTGATTTGCAAGGCTTTGACGACCTGTCGATGTTCTTATAAAACAGGCCCCATAACGGGGCCTTTCTCATTCCTGCGCGGTCGCCGGAATCTCTCCGTTCACATCCTGCGACTGCTGCATACTTGGTGCTGGCTGGTCAGCAAGGGCGTCCTTAATTTCAGAATCCGTCCAGTCCGTAACGCCAGCTCGACGCAAGGCGGCGTAATAGGCGGTTTCAGGGAGAAGCCCGGCGTTAATATCTGCCATCCATGCAGCACGGTCTTGGGCGGTCATAGGCTGCAAGAAGAAATCATCATTCAGCTTGAACTCGATCTCCGCATCCGGTGCGCCAACCATCGCGGCGGCCCATTTCAGCGCCTGTGTGTACGCCTGGGATACGTTGCTGGCGATGGTCGCCATCACGGATGTATCAGCGCCGCGCTGGAGCCGTGCGGACTCGGCGGTGATCTGCTGGCTCGGGGTGATGAGCTGGGCTCCAATCTGGATGGCCTGCTGCTCCTTGTCCAGCATACCTTGTCGGGCTGCCGTAGAGGGGTTGGCTTGCAGCAGTTGAGCACTACCGCCAGGGCCGAGGTTCAGACCGGCCCGCGCGCCGAATTTGACACCATTCGGGTTAGCCTCTTTCCACTGCTCAACGCCAAACTGATCCGACGGCGAGATAGTGAGCATCACCTGGCCCGTGACGAAGATATTCTCCTCATTGTCCGCGCTGTTGCGGAAATGCCCAATGTTCAACTCAGCCAGCGGCAGCAACGGCGCGTCGTCAATGGTGTGGTCGTTGTTGGTCGCCCCGATGAAGGTGAACGGGATAACACCAGGCTCAAGGCTGCCGAGTTGAGGGAACACCTCTTCGGCTTGCCCGGTCAGCAATGCGCCTTTCTGGTCGAACTTGTACAGGCGTTGGCGGTACTTACCTTCGATGACGTCCAGCACTCGGTACTGCTCGCCGGTGAGATAGGAAAACTCGTCCTGACCGCTCTGGTATTCGTACTCCTCGCGAAGCACAACCATCACGACGCGACTCACAGAGCCGACGCGCTCGGTGCGCCAGTTGATGATGTTCTCTGCCGTGTAGTAGGCCAGCACCGGGTTCAGCAGTCCTGCGTTTTGCTCGGCCATGGTAGCCGCCTGCACGTTCGGCGCGTCCACCAGCAGCCCGCCACGCCCCACAGAGTCGATTTCGCCCAGGGTGTCCTGGGCTTGCTGCCACAACCCCACCCCGGAGCCGTCAGCGTTCTCTAGCAGGTACTCCAGCTTGGCGGGGATGGTCTGCTCTGGCTCCTTGCGCATCACAGCGCCGACCATGCCGGACAAGGTGCGCTTGGTGAAGTTGTAACAGATAGCCCCGTCCTCGTACTCCTTCTGGCGCTGGGCGCCGTACTCGAGGTCGGGCTCATTCTTGCCGACGTTGCGCAGATAGCTTACAAGGTCGCCCGAGACGGCATGGCGCACCTTCTGCCACGTGTCGAAAGCCTTGGCGAAATCGCGGTGGCGGGTTTTGACCCCGGCGCCGTAGTTTACGTTTGCTGTCATCATTTACCCCACGTGAAGCAGGCCAAGGCTATGAGCGATACAACCCCGGCTACAAAGCCAATAACGAATCCAATGATCATTGCAGTTCCTCAAACTGGTAGTCAGGGTCGTGCGGCACGTCGTCGTGCACGTACAGGCGGCCGCCTTCTGGCATTTCGATTTCGTCGCCATCCTCGTCACATTCCGGCGCGATATTTCGGCAGCAGAACGGGCAATACACTGAATTGGTCATTCTGCGTCGCCCTCTTCATCTTCGAGAAGCGGGTCAAGAGCGCGTCTAACCGACTCCGGCAAGTTGTCGTACTCTTGCCCTAAAACAACCATCAGAGACTTCATCGGTTCAATGTCGCGCACGTCAAGGCTGATTTTCTGGATAAGCTGGGCCATATAAACCTCGTAGTTAAAGGGCGAAAGTCACCGGTATGTGCACCGGGGCCTTGTTGCTTACAGGGTACAGGTAATCGACAAAGTAGCCAATTGCCGTGGTGATGTGCTGGTACTGGTTCTTCTGGTCTTCCTGGAATGCAGAGCCCTGCTGCAACTGCACAGTGGCGAGGCCCTTGTGGCTCCACGGCGCGGTTTGCGGGTTGACGTACAGGCTAACTGCGCCATCGGCGGTCTTAATCTTGGCCCGCACGGCGTTTTGACGGTCTTTGATGGCCGGGTGCGCCCGCTTAACCCGGCGTTCAAACGTCCAGCCTGACGCCCGTAGCACGTCTTCGATGTCGTTGTAGTCCGAGTTGTGGCCGTGCTTCTCGCCAGCCCGCCCAGCAGGGTCGCCGTAAATGTAAACATGCTTGTTCTTATGGGCTTTGAACTTCTCCACGAACTCCAGCGCGGACTGACGAGACACGGCGCTGATTAGCACGATTTCGTCCAACAGATAGACATCCGCCCCGTTGCGTATCACGGCAACCGAGGAAGACAGCGGAGTAAAGTTCTGGTCGTGCATCCAGTGCAGCGCTTCATGCGGCTCGATAGTCGCGTTGGTGTAGTTGTCCTTGGAATAATCTTCGTAGATTTTGCCGTTTGCCGTCTCGAAGCTGGCCTCGAACTCTTGGTTGTACTGCTTGCGGCTCATAATCTTGCGGGCTTCGGCGGCCATCTCCGGGAATATCTCGGCGGTCGTCCAGTGGAACACTTCGTAATCGTCCGACACCCCGGCCTCGGCAGCCTGGCACAGGTCGTAATAGTGGTTCAGGCCGTCCGGCACTCCGAGCAGCCAGCACCACGCCCGGTAATCCGGTCTGGTCGGGTTTACGGTGTTAAGCGCCGGGTAGATGTTGGCCTCCCACGATTCTGGCTTAACGTCGGCGAACTCGTCGATGCCGCCGCCAGTCCAGGGGATCCCTTCGATACGCTGCGGCTTGTCCAACCCGATGACGTGGATCTCCGATCCATTCGGCAGGTAGATAATCAAGTCAGACTCAGAAGGGCGGCGCTCATGTGCTGCCGAGAGGGAGAAGGCTTTGAGGTCGTCCCAAAATATCTTCTTGGCCTGCGCGTGGGTCGGCGCGGCGGCGAAGTACATCCCTGGGATCTTAAACGCCTGCTTAACCAGGAACCGCTTGAAGCGCTCGGTCTTACCCGAGCGGCGGCCTGCCGGTACGAGAGGGAAGCGCCGACCGTTACCCACGGCAGCGATTAAGCGAAGCTGCACCGGATGGTCTTTCAGATCGTACCATCGCGCCCGCTGGCGCTCCAGCATGATGTTACTCATGACGGGAGTTTCCCTATCAGCTCGCCAAGCTGCTGCGCGAGGTTCTCGGTAGGGCTCTCTTGCTTCGGCTCCTGCATACCGTGGACGCACTTAAGCATGAACGAGGCGAAGCCGCCCGAGCCGTGAACGATGCCGGATTCCATCAGGAAGGCTTTTTGTAGCTCCATCGCGGTGTCGTGCGCGTCGGCGAACTCGGGGTGGGCCTCAATCCAGTCGTAAATTGTGCGGCGGGGCACGCCGATCGCTAAACACCAGCGGATGAGCGTCGGGATGTTGTCCTTTGGGACTACTTTGGCAGTGCCCTTGGCGTCGTGGGCCAGTTCCCACGAGTCACGAGTGAAGAAGTCAATGATGGATTGGCAATATTCCGGTCGGTACGATGTCGGGCGGCCAAATTTGTAACCATCTGGCTTAGGGTCGCCCCTCTTTCGCCGTGGCGCAACTCCGGCAACGCCTTTAGGCTTGGGTTTGCCGATTTTCATGTGATGAACCTCTTGGCTTATGGCGTCGCGACCATCGCAACACGATACGACGTGCCCAGCACATCTAGGTTCGATTGTATAGGGGAAATTGAGGGAGGGGAAGGAGATAACCCCGACGTGAGCAAATGGGCGTAGAGGTCGGGGTCGTGTTGCAATGGTCGTGCGTTTGTCCGTCGAGTTACACATCACAACGGAAGTTGCACCGCAAAGGTTGCGACCCTTTCTTACTCCGGCCCAAGCCGGTTAACAGTGCAACTTCCGTTGTGTGCTCTCCGCTCCATCATCTCGACGGTGCTCGGAGCTTACCGGAATACCACCGGCTTGAGACGGATCACCTCCTGTCTGTTTCCTTGTCGGGGGAAACTGTGTTGATGTTGGGCTGGTCTAGCGGTTCTTCTCTCCCCAGCCACCCCGTAGTATCGCTCTCGCGTCCGCCGCTAAGGGGTCAACAAAACCAACTATACACGTCTAGCAGGATTCTGCAACTAGCCACATCGGATTAAACCACGAATCCGCAGGGCCGTCGTAATTGATTTTGTTCACGTACCACCTGTCTACGACACAAGCGAACTTGTCGAAGGTCTTAGCGCCGCCTATCAGGTAGACGTGCTGGGGCGCGTTGCGCACATAGGCCCGCAAATCCTCTGGCGTGGCGAACTGCTCGGCACTCAGGATAACCCGCCCTGGTAGGGGCGGGAGTTGCCGCAGGGTGTTACGGCCGACTACCACGGCGTGCCCGTATGTCATCTCACGGAACCAGGCCAGGTCTCTCTTGTCATGCCATGGCAGCCGACCATTCAGTCCGAGCTGGCCGCGCACACCAATCGCCGCGATTGCGAAGAGGCTAGGCATTGGCGCCACCTTTGGCGGGGCGGCGGATGAATTTGAAGTCTTGAATGTATAGCCCCCCGTCGATATCTGTATTGATGTGATTAACCCCGCCTACCCCGAACCCGATTACGCTGCATACCTTTCCGTGATGTCTCTTGTCTTCGTCAAACATCTCGGCCCCGTTATCCTCCAAGCAAACCGATACACACTCAATTACGTCCCCGACCCGCAAATCCCGCCAGTCGTTAATCACAGGCTCAAGCCTCGTATCCGCAACACTCAACACCAACCCGTGCGCCTTACCAGCGGCAACTAGCTCGGCCAGTTTGGCTTCCGCATCGGCTTTCGCAGCATCAGCCTCTTCCTGCTTGCGGTCGGCGTAGTCCTTGGCGTTGCGATAGTCGGCGGCCAGTTGTTCGAGGGTCGGCTTATCAGTCACGGTCAGGTGGCAGGCGGTTTTGTTTTCGACTACCACTTCCACCGGCACCGGATACAGGTGGAAATACTCGTCACGCGAGAGGAGGGTTTGGTGCCAGTTAGTGACTAACGCTCCCGCCCGCAGTTTTGCCTCGCTATACCAGCGGCCAGGAAGGTGCCAAAAGTTGTCTCCTGCATCTCGGCGCGGCTGGCGTGCATAGAAATCGACGCCCATATCATACCGGTCTTGGGCCGCAAACTCTGCGCCGTCGCGCCAGCCCCCATTCTCGCTGATAATCTCGGCCAGTTGCTTCTTGCTGTTGCTGATTTTCATCGACCCACCTCCAGGTTATAAGCCCGGCGCATCTCGCCCATTGCGGCACGCCAGTACACTTGACGACGCCAGCCAGTAGCAGCCAGCGCCATTTGAGCAAAGTCCTGCGCCATTAGGAGCGCGGTTCGGTTAGTTGGCCGTTTCATTAGGACCCCCGTCTAAAACGAATTCTTCATAGGTGACCCAATCGTACCGACGCGGACCATCTTCTAAGAAAAGAGCATATTTCTTGGCGGCCTCTTCGGTGGAAAACACCGCAACCAATTCCGAACCTTCATAATCCCACGACCCCATAACAGCCCAAACTTTCATATCTCTGCACCTCTGCGTTGTTGATGGCTAAATACTAGAACGCGAGTATTCATACGTCAAGCAGTAAAAAGCCCCAATCTGGGGCCTTCGTCACAGTTAATCTTCTAGCTGCCGTTTGAGTAGCTCCAGCTCGGCGCTGGCCTTCCGCGCGTTGAGCACCTGCACCCAGATAGTCACCAGGGTCAGGCCCACCCCGGCAACCGCGCCAACAAACCCGATATTGGACTGGAGCCACCCCATCACCTGGGCGACGCTAAGGCCCGTCGTGCTGGTGCCAATCGTTGCGGCTACCCTGGCATCACCCAGAGTCGTCTGTGCTGACGCCATCAGCTTGCTTATCACGCTCATATTTGATCAACATCCTTATGATGCACACCCACACCCTTATGCACAGGAGCACCAGCAGAAGAAGCACCCATATCATGTAAAGCCAGTCGGCGGCCATTCGAACCCTCGTTGATGAGCGCCGCACCCATGGCGATATAGACAACTGAGCAAACCGCGTCATAAGTGGCGGGTGGGAGATAGAGATACCAGGCGACGAAGCCAGCCACGTTCACAGCGAGGAAGACTCCAGACGAGACACCGGTGATTACACTGGCCCTGGATGGGCGCTTGATGGCGACAACCGAGAAGGCCGCCGCCGAGTCGATGAGGATGAGCGTGGCGTACCGCATCCACTGCTCCATGGCCGGGCTGTAGAACGAGTGCAGCGCGTAAGCCGCACAGAACAGCGCGGCGGACACTGACCGCGCATAGACGGCGGCCAGGCACACCAGGGCGAATAAGATGTCGTTCAAGCTCATTTACGCGGCCTCTGTGAGCCGTTACCAGCGGCGCGGCCAGCCTTTGGGCGCTGTGAGCCGTTACCCGCCGCGCTCGGGGTCTTAGTAGCGCCAGGGTCTTTCTTGTTCTTCTTGAGAGCCATATTGCAATCCTCGTTGGTGTATGATTGCCGTGAGTATACGGGCGTTCCGTGTACGACTGCAAATAAGGAGGCCCATATGGGGTTCAAACTGTCACAACGCAGCATCGACCGGATGGCCGGGGTTCACCCCGACCTGGTGAAGGTGGTTAAGCTGGCGATCACCCGGTCGCCGCTCGACTTCTCCATTACCGAAGGTCTGCGCACAATCGAGCGTCAGCGGGAGCTGGTGGCTCAGAAGAAGTCGCAGACCATGAAGTCCCGCCACATCGTCGGCCAGGCGGTGGACATCTGCGTCCTAATCGACGGGAAGGCGAACTGGGACTTTGAGAACTACCGCAAGGTGGCGGACGTGTTCAAGGAGTGCGCCAAAGAGCTGGGCGTTACTATCACCTGGGGCGGGGACTGGGCGTCTTTCCGCGACGGGCCGCACTTCCAAATCGAGGGGGTGTGATATGCCGTTCGTAATTGGATTGGTCGTGAAGGGCGCGACCGCCTTCCTGACCCGGCTCCTTGTGGCGCTGGCCTCAGAGCAGATGATCGCCTGGGCCTTCTTCAAGGTTGCCGAAAGTGTGGTGAAGTCCACCAAGACGACCAAGGACGATGAATGGCTTGAGAAGGTGCGAGAGGTGTACCAGAGCAAATGAAAAAGGCCCCGTTATGGGGCCTTAGTTTTAGATGCGGCAGGGCATCACTGACATCCAGGCGGATTCGGTGAAATGTATCTTCATGGCTCGGTCTGTTCCGTGGAACTGGAGCCGACCGTAAGGCTTCCCGTAGGCTTTAGCCACTTTCGCCGCATCTGCGATGAATGTCAGGTCAACCCCGATCTCTTCCACAGCCTTAACATCGAATCCGTCTACAGCTCGTTTCCAGTCCGGGTATCTGGCGTCGATTAGCGAGACCGGAATGTTGCCGAGGGGGCTTTCGTCTTCGCGGAAGAACCGGACGCACAGATCATCTGTGTCGAAAACGGCATGATGGAATTTCGGCGGGGCTTTACCGATCACCCGGATGATGAAGGGGCCCGCCCCTTCTGCCACGGCGGCGCAGAACAGTCGATGCCCGTCGGTGGCGACCAGATACCCGCGAGGGTCGATGAAAACCCCCTCGAAACGAATATCCTTCTTTGCTTTTGCCGTCATAGCGCCGATGAAGGCCGGGAAATCCACTTTAATCCGCATCTCAATATCTCCTATCTCTGGTTAAGTCGCATAAATATAGCGCTGTATTATTGAGACGTCAATACCTGATTTCATGTTACCGGTAACAACTACTATGCGCGTAACGGTGTGAAAAGGTGTTATGTTATAACAACACAAACCAGCCGCCGCGCCTGAAACTGTTACAACATAACAAAACAGCGGATTAGTAAATAAAAGGCCCCATAACGGGGCCGTCCATTCATCTCAGTTTCTCTAGGTCGCAGACCATGACATAGTGCGTCTTAGTGCTGCCGTTGAGCCCGATCACTTCTACATGCGCCCATGGCGGCTTGCCCGTTGTGAAAGTGAACCCGATAACGCGACCTTTTCTAATACCGGCGCGTCGTGTTAGCCACACGACGCGGTCACCATTCTTGACCCCCATGGCAAACTCCAAATAGAACAAACCCCAGTCAGTTGGAACGGCCTCGGATAGCGGCGCCTGGCTGGGGTTTGAAAATCATATCCGCTGTCTTCGCGCCTTGCGCTGCAATCAGTTCAGGTTCCACGCCGAGCTGATAAAGGGATTGTAACCTGTTGCCGTGTGCCAAGCAAGATACAGGATTCTGGGTTCAGCCTTCTACTATGCAGAGGGGATTAGCGTAAGCGATTACCCTCCCTGCATCTACATTCGGCAACAAATAGAATTTTATTATCATCTGTAAGTCGTTGAAGGGATACTTCTTTTTCTTATCCCTGCTGCCGATGATGGATTTTAAATAGAGGGAGGGGCACACAGTCGAGGGCTCCTGTCCTCCCGTTGCAAGGTATCGCTTGTGGGCTTACGCCCCGCTACTCCCTTGCAGGGAGATTCTCCGTCGCAGGCTCCGAAGAATGGGTTGAGTCTAGCATATTTTTAATCAGAAGTCAATAGCTGATGGTGAATTTATTTAAGCTCGAATACTATATTTTATGTGGTATGATGCGGGGGTTCATTAACGAGGTAGGAGATTAGAGTATGAGTATTGATTTCAGCAAAGCGCCGGAAGGGGCGACACATTATTTAGCTTCTGCTGATGTCTGGTATCGGGTCTCCGGAGATGCGGTTGCGTATTTTAATGTGTCTCGGGGTTGGCAGCTTTCGACTCGCGATGTCGACAGCCTTACTGCAATCCCGACCCCCGAGCCGCTCGTCAGTGCCGAAGACGCCCAGACCACCGGCAGCAAGCATGACTCCGGCAAGCCATTGATGGGGGCCGTGCCGCCTAATGCCTTGTTGGCTGTTGCGCGGGTGCTGACGTTCGGGGATGAGAAGTACGGCCGTGACAACTGGCGTCAGGTCGCGAACGCCGAGACCCGTTACCTGGACGCTGCGCTGCGCCATATCAACGCCTACCAGCGCGGCGAGGCGGTTGACCATGAGAGCGGCGAAAGCCACCTGGCCCATGCCGTGTGTAGTCTGATGTTTATGCTTGAGATGCAGAAGTAACAGCGTCAGCCAAGCCACTTAGCTAGACGTTCATTCGCCAAATCGACGCGCCGCACAGCAGAAGCGATTAATGACTGGGTCCTTTCGGTCCACCTTCGCCATTCTGTGTGGCCGTCAAACTTCTCAGCAAATTGTACTGTCTCAGTCTTGTTGTGAAGCTCCTTCTCCAATCTGGCAATAAGACTGCCGCTGCCGTGGATAAGTTCTATACAAGCCCAGCCGAACGGTGTTCTGTGTTTCAATGTTCTGTGGCGCTGCACATAGGTATTGCTAATCCCTATCTTCACCATCGTCCCGCACTCGCTTCGCAGGAAGTACAGTGTGCCGTCTTTGGCTCGGTCGTATCCTGATTTTGCGCAAGAAGGGCAGCCGCGGCTGGTGTTCAACAGGCTGTGGATGGATGCGGACCACTCGATACCATCAATCTCACATCGGCAGACAGCTTTAGATTTGTGATTCTTATACGGTCCGGCCCATCGGACGAAGGCTATATTTGGTGTAGCATTTATCTGAGATATTCGCTCTTCAGATGTCCAGCGTCTTTGGCCTGCGCAAGAAGGGCACCCGCTGCCAGCATTCAACAGGTCGTTGACCCGCGCGGACCACTCGATACCATCAATCTCACATCGGCAGACAGCCTTAGAAGGGGCGCCCCTATAGGGCCCGTCCCATCGGACGAAACGGATGTTGGGAAGTTCGTTGATTTGTTGCTCACGAATATGAGCAGGGATTGTAGGTCGCGCCATGCATTACCTCGCAGCAGGTATCGCAGAGAAAGGTTGTGCGGCAGGTGGTCTGCGTTCCACTTTTTGACTGGCCGGTCTAGCCGCACTAGTAAAGCATATCAGAATCTGCGGTGTGACGCAGCTATTCTAAATCTTCGTCGGCGGCCGCCATCGGCGCCTCTTCGTGGTCGTCAATTCCTGTGGGTATACGGTACTGCAACCCGCGCCCGTCCTTGCCGTTTAGCATCCTTCCCTCTCTGTCTTTGCCGTAGGTCAATATCCCGCGCTCGGCCAGTGCCTTGAGCGCCGGGCGGCGACCGCCGCCAGGGCCTGCCACCTTGATAATCTCTGATTGCGAGTAGCCGTTCGGCTTGTCCTCTTGGTCTTGCAGTTGCTCCAGCGCGGCGAATACCGCTTTTTCTTCGCCCTTCAAACCGTTCTCATCCTTGGCCCCTTTCACTGCGGAACGGGCCGCCTGGCCTGCTGCCGTGTCGAACATCGGCAGGGCTACCGGTATCAGCACCAACGTCTCATCGCGTGGCGTCGAGTCATACGGGCGGGGCGTGAGTTCGCCCAGGTACTCGGAGAAATCTGGCGCGGGCCGGTCGGACTGCATAGCCAGCACGGCATCCGCCGCACCTTCGGCAACGTCGATTCTGCATTTGGTCAGGATGAATCCGCGCGGTGTCTGCTTCTGGCAGCCCCGCGCCTTTTCCATGTAGAAGTTCAGCTGTAGCGGCTTCTCTTCGTCCGGCTGCTCGACGAAATAGACGAAATCCACCGCGCCATGCAGCGCCCCCGAGCCGCGACCGTACCGTTTCGTGGCTTTGTCTGACTTGGCCGGGTGGTGCACAACGCCCGCGCAACCACCCGTCGCCTCGGCAATCGCCTTTAGCGCAGTGGCTACCGCACCCATGTCGGAGGAACTGTTCTCGTCAAACGGCCCGTCACCGAGCGCCACGGTCTGGTTCAGCGAGTCAAACGCGATGATACCCACCGGCTCGGTGCCTGCCTTCTCGCGGATGTAGCGCATGATGGCTCGCTTCCCTGGCTTGCTCAGTAAATCCCAGCCCTCTGCCTGGATGTCTACGATGTGCAGCCAGTCCAAATCATCGCCGTAGGTTTTCTGGAGCGCCTGCTTGCGGTCAAGCGTGGCACTGCCGCCCTCGGCGTCGAAATAGAAGCAGTGCGACCGGATGACCTTGGCCCCCGCGAACGGGACCCCCGCCGCGACGCAAGCCATCTGCCCCAGCAGGAAGAAGGATTTACCGATGTTGGACTCGCCCACCAGCTCGAATGAGCTTTTGAAGTTAACCACCCCCTCGATAATCGGGTCCCGTTTCGTGAACAGGTCGGCGGGCGCGTCCATCAGGTCTTCGTCCTGGCAGACGTGCGCGTCCAGACCGTCCGCTGCTGCCTCAAGCTGATTACGGTGGACGTGCGCCAGCTCGTCCGCATCGACAAACGGCAGCAAGGCGTCAAGCTGCTTGCGGCTGATGTTGTGGGCTTCTGGCAGGTAGTGATTCGGAACCCCGGTCAGTTGCAGCGCCAGGTGCTGGTGGCTGTTCAGGTCTTTACAGTGGGAGTGCTGGCAGACAAACCGCACTTCCGGGTGCAGCGAGTCCGGCAGCATGATGGCCGTGTCCCCCTCGGTGCCGTCGCGCCCGTCTGTGTGGCTCATGTGGTTCGGGCACTGCACCGCCCAGCCGCGACCGGATGGCATCATCTCTAGGCCCATCTCGAAGGCCCACCCGGCGATTGCCTGGCTGTTCTCGGAAGCCGCCTCAAGCGCCGCATCTGACCAGGTGGTGTTGCCGTGCTCTGATGGCGGCTCGTAACCGCAGTTCAGCATCCTGGATACGCTGACGGGCTTCCCGTCGTTCTCCAGGCACCAGGCATTGTACGGTGGCACGAACATGATGCGGGCCCGCTGGCAGGCGGTCAGGTCTACCCCCTCTATGCCGTGCAGGCCCAGGCTGTTCAGGAATGAGTGCTGTACGTGCCAAATCTCGTCGGCGTCCATCGGGCGGTTCGTCGGGATGAGGTAGCGCACCGCCCGCACGTCGTCACCGCCTTTGAGCTGGTGACGGTCGGAGCTGGTGCCGTGGGCGAAGAAGGCAAAGCCCTTCTGAATCAGTGAGCGGGTGACTTGACGCACTTGGCGCGTGGTAACGCCGTCGAGGTCGATGAAGAGGATGGACCGCCCGAGCACCGTGTCGTTGCTGCGCACCTTATCCACGGCAGCCGCGATATAGTTCTGCTGCTTTTTCTTCTTGTCGTACTCGGGTTTTGTCTCGGTGCCGGTGAACTCGACGCCCAGGGAGGGCTCGTCGATGTAGTCCATCATCTCCGCCACGAATTCAGGCCAAGACATATCGAAGTTTTTAGCGCGGCGTGATTTCGCATCGTTGCCGATTGAGAAGATAATGTTTTCCATCAGTTCACCATTGAGCGGTTGCATTTTTGAGCCGGAAGGCGATAATACGCTCATCTGTTCTTGAGCGGTTCAGATATTTCCTACCTCTGCGCCCCGCCACTTCGGCGGGGTTTTTTTTTACTATGCGTAATACAGAACGGCCCCCGCGGAGATAAGGGCCATAAGACCCCAGCCAGACCCATCTTTCCCAAATATGCTGAGAACCACTGATGCGATTAAAAACGCGGCGGCCATAAGGCAAAGCGTCGCAAATTTGAAGTCGCTCATGCCGCGCCCTCCGTCTCTTCTTCCTTCACCTCATCCCCCAGCGCCAGCCAACGCGGATCGCACTGGAGCACGTCGGCTAGCGGGAAAATGCGGTCCGCCATCACCATTTTGGTACGCCCAGTGATGAGGTGGCCGAAACAGCCCTGCGACCAGCCGAGAGCCCCGGCAATCTCAACCTGTGTCAGGCCAAGCTGCGCCATGCGGCGCTTGACGCGACGATTAAAGCCAGTTTTCTTGATACGTTTTACCATAGATAAATCCTCTTCTAGTTACGTTGACGGCTCATTCTATGCGAATCCGCGCCGCTTAATCAATCTATTAAAATATTTTGCTATAGGGGGTTGCAATCGCCGCTAGCGCGGTATTATAGTTCACCACGTCAACCGACACTAACCGAACAGAGAGGATTGAGACATGTTGGACAAATTCCTGGAACTGCTGGAGCGTTTCGTTGTAGCCCACGAGCTGATCGCCGCTAACTCGGCCAAGACCACCCTTATCGCGAAAATCGGCGATGTAGTCCGCGCCGAAGAGTCCGCTGCCGAACCTGAGCAGAAAGCCCCCGTCAAGCGCACCCGCGCCGCCAAACCCAAGGCCGCACCGGAGCCTGAGCCTGAGCCGGAAGAAGAGGAAGTGCGCATCACAACTCCAAAGAGCCGGAAGGATAAAGGTGAGAAAGACCTCGACACCCTGCGCGAAGAAATCAAGACCATGGCGACCCACATTGCCGAGGGGGACAGCGACGAGTGCGCCGACGAGTTCGACGACCTGCTGGAAGATTTCAAGGTGCGCACCGTCACCAAGCTGAACGATGACGACGTGGAAGAGTTCCACGCCGAAGCCAAGAAGATCGTCTCCAAGTATTACGAGCTGGAAGATTAAGACCAATCCCGCCCCGGCGCGTCCGGGGCCTTTAAGCAGAGGTGAGATGTGAGAAAGAGGATTAGATTGCTGAATAACCCTGGATACTGTGGTATGGAGGGTGTTGAGTTCCCTGTAGAAGTGAAAGCGGAGACACACGACCGTCGCGCGTATGTCCCTAAAAGCGAGCTATACAGGATTGGGGCGACGCGAGGATTTGATGCGCTCGCCGTATACTGTTTCCCCCAAGGAAGCTGGGAGAAAGCAGAATGACCTACAAACTTTACAGCGCCACCGACACCCGTGACAGCCGACCAATGCTCTGGCTGCACTGCACTCGCACCGCCAAGGTGGCCCAGTTCCACCCCAAAACGGCAGTCACCCGCATCAAGCGCCTGACGGCTGTTGCACCGGGCGGGCTCACCTGGTCGCCAGAGGGCGACTTGGCGAAACACGCGACCAACGTAGAACTGATTGAGAGCTGGAGTTGACCATGGCCTATTACTCTTACAAAGACCTTTGTTATCAAATCCCTAGTCACATAGAAGAACGGTTTGTGGAAGAGAATGGCTGCGAGCCCGACGGTGACCCAAACTATAACGGGGACTACTGGACGTTGGCCGCTATGTGGGTAGCGGAACTTGAGGCTGAGAACGCTAGGCTGATTGCAGAGGTCAAGCGCTTGCAGTCAATTATTGACGAGGAGTGGTTATAAGTGAAACTGAAACCCATCAAAGCACCGGGGGGCGAGCACGCCCTCTTAAGCCCGAGCGCCGCCAAGAAGTGGCTTGGTTGCGCGGCGTCACTGGCCTGTGAAGTTGGCATTCCGAACGAGTCGGGCGCGGCTGCCGTAAACGGCACAGCCATGCACACCCTGTCTGAGTACGCGCTCAACGCCATCAAGGACGGACACCAGAGCCAAGATTTCGACGTGGTGAAGTTCTTCGCGCCAGTTGCATCAGATCGCGTCGTTGTTCGCAACGAAGGCAAAGGCCCTATGGTCATCGCCGCCGACGAGCAGCCGGGCGACGTGCTGGTTACTGCTGATTTCGTGTCGCAGGTGTCCAAGTATGTCAACTATTGCGCACCGATTATGGCCGCTGCCGAGGTTGTCGAGATTGAATCGCGGGTTTCGCTGACCCGGATCCTGCACCCCGGCTTTGAACTCAAGGGGGCCAAGCTGGAGACCTTCGGCACTGCGGACTTCGTGGCGCTACTTAAGCAGCCCGCTCCACAAGACGGCACTTATACGCTCATCGTCGGCGACCTCAAGACAGGACGGCACAAGGTAACGGCGGCTGAAAACAAGCAGATGATGCTTTATGCGTTGGGCCTGCTGCGCAAGTACCGCCTGTCATACGACATCAGCGCCGTGAAGCTGTTTATATTCCAGCCCTATGCGGGTGGGGCTGACGAGTGGGATACGACGCCCACTGCGCTGGAGCATTTCGCCAAGTTCGCCAGCAAGCAGGCGCTCAAAGCTCTGGACGCATACCAGCGCGGCAAGAAGGGCCTCACCCCGGCAGACTTCCGCCCGAGTAACGACGCCTGCCAGTGGTGCCGGTTCTCGGAGAAGTGCAACGCCAAGGTTAAAGCGGCATCGCATACCGTGGACGAAATGGCGGACATCGGCGGCCTTGAACTAACGCCAGACGTGTTGAAAGCCGAGTGGGACAAGCTCCCGTTGATGCGCCAGCACATCGCGGACATTGAGAAGGCGATGTACACGCACCTGATGGCCGGTAAGCCGATGGACGGGCTCAAGTTGGTCGAGGGGCGTCCGGGTAATCGGGCTTGGAGCGACGAGTCGGCAGTGAAGAGCTCGACAGACAATCCTGACGTGCTCTACAAAAGCGTACTCATGTCGCCGACCGAGGCGGAGAAAGTGCACAAGGGCACGGAGTTGTGGTCGAAGCTAGAGCCGCTCATCACCCGCAAACCCGGCCAACCGTCCATTGCGGCAGCCGACGACAAGCGACCGGCGTGGACGCCGGTTTCAGATTCAGACTTAGAGTGAGGCTAATAATGGCTACAGGTAAAGATTTGATTAAAGCCGCTATCGAAGCAGATGGCACTAAAATCCAGATGCTGCAAAGCTGCTTGGAGAAAGCTGATAAAAAGCGCGACCGAGTAGTTGTGACGTTCGGAACCACAGCAGCAACCGTAAATGATGCAGTGGACGGGTCTAATATGGTTGGGGTCGTCATGTGGGTTCCTCGCGCGGTCTACAACGAGGTGGTCGGGTGATTATGCTTATCTGGCTCGCCGTGACGGCGATCATCTGGGCCGTAGTGACGTACCGCCTGTGTCTGTCACTCCGGGCCGACCGTGGTTATCGCGACGTGGAAGCCGAGCGCGAAGACCTGGAAGACGCAGCCTGTGCTTGGGTGTTGATGTGGGTTCTGAGCGGCTGGCTGCCGTGTGGCGCTTGGATAATTATCTCTTGATTTAAATATAGTGCTGTAGTAGATTGCGTTTTACCGGCTCGGCGGGTTCCGAGAGTTCATGTGAAACAGGAAACTGAAAAATGGGTATCAAGCTTAATCTGAAAAATGTGCGCATCGGTTGGGTTAACGTGTTCGAGAAAGCGCAAGACACCACCGCACCAGACGGCAAGCCTATCAAAGGCAAATTCCAACTGACGGCCTACCTCGACAAGGACGACCCGCAAATCAACCAGCTCGACGCAACCGTGCTGGAAGTGCTGACCGAAGGCATGAAATCCGCCAAGGCTGCCGAGAAATGGATGGATCGCAATTACGGCTTCGGCAATCACGCCGACAAGTGCGCCGTCCGCGACCTGGCAGAGCGGGACAAGCCCATCGAGGGGCTGGAGGAAGGGCTCTACTTCAAGGCCACCAGCCAGAAGCGCCCGGTTATCATGACCAGTATCGGCGAGCGCCAGATTGAACGTGGCCTGACCGTCGACGGCGACGACATCGAGGGCAAGGAAGTTTACGCCGGTTGCTACGCCAATATCTCGGTGGAAATCTACTGGTACGACGCCTTCAAGACCCTGCTGGTAAATCTGCTCGGCGTCCGCTTCCGTGACGACGGTGACGCATTCGGCGGCGCTGGCGAGACCGCGACCGATGACGACCTGGGCGACGATGACGACGCCCCGGCCCGCAAGCCGCGCACCAGCCGCCGCGATGCGGACGAAGAGGAAGAAGCCCCGCGCCGCAGTCGCCGGTCTCGCGTCGAAGAAGATGACGAGGGCGAAGAAGAGGAAGAACGCCCCCGCCGTCGCAGCCGTTAAGAACCGGCGCACCATTAGAGCCCGCCTAGTGCGGGCTTTCTTTGCAGAGGACGATATGAACTTCAAACACCTTTTCATCGACCACGAATCATTCTCGGCCGCCGAGCTTAAAAAGTGCGGCTCGTACGCCTATGCCGAGCACCCGACCACTGAAATCATGCTCACCACCTACGCCTTCGACGACGGGCCTGTGTACTGCTACGACGCGACAGACGGCGGCCCGATGCCGCGTGACCTGCGCCGGGCGCTGCGCATGTTCGCCAAGGGCTACACCGGCGACGACGGCCCGCGCATGGTCGGCGCGAATTATTTGATGTTCGATAGACTGCTCCTGCGCGAGTGCTGGGGCTACGACATCACGCCGCGCAACACCATCGACACCATGGTGCTGGCGTTCCGCCACGCACTCCCCGGCAGCCTGGCTGCCCAATGCGAGGTGCTGGGGGTGTCAGAGGACTTAGCCAAGGACAAAGCCGGCAAGGCGCTGATACAGCGCTTCTGCAAGCCGACGCCGAAGAACTACAAGGTGCGCCGGTATGACCACACCACGCACCCGCAGGAGTGGCGGCAATTCGTCGCCTACGCCAAATCGGACATCACCGCCATGCGCGAGGTGTTTTACCGAATCCCGCAATGGGGAAACAGCAGATTCGAGGATGAGGTGCTGGCGGTTGACCAGCTTATCAACGACCGGGGTTTCTACGTTGACACGGCGCTTGCCGAAGCGGCCATTGCTGCCGTGAAGAAGCACAAGGCCGAACTTCAAGCCGAAGCTGCTGAGAAGTGGGGCGCCGGGCTGACGGGCGCGGCGTTTATCCCGTTGCTGCAAGAGCTAGCCCCCGCGTTCGACATACCCAACGCCCAGAAATCCACGCTCAATGACCTGCTCTCCGATGAAGACCTGCCCGACGACGCACGGACGCTCATCGAGATGCGCCTCGGGGCTAGCTCCACGGCATCGACCAAATACAACCCGCTGCTGTTGGGGCTGTCCTACGACGGGCGGCGACGCGGGTGCATCCAGTACGGCGGGGCGTCGAGGACACTACGCTTTGCCGGAAAAGCGTTTCAACCACAAAATCTAGCCAGAGGATATTTTTCGGGGGAGGAACTGGAGTTAGGCATCAGCGCTTTACTCAAAGGTAGGGCTCATTGGTTGTTCGATGTATCGAAGCTGACCGCCTCAACAGTGCGTGGCTGCATCGTGCCGACCCCCGGCAATAAGCTTGTCGTTGCCGATTATTCCAACGTCGAAGGGCGCGGGCTGGCTTGGCTGGCGGGGGAGGGTTCAGCCTTGGCGACGTTCCGCGCCGGGTTGGATATTTACTGCGTGACGGCGGGCAAGATGTTTGGCCTCGACCCGGCCTATATCAAGGAGCACCGCAAGGACTTGCGCCAGATAGGCAAAGCCTGTGAGCTTGGCCTCGGGTACGGTGGCGGGGTGGCGGCGTTCCTGACGTTCGCCAAGAACCTTGGCCTCGACCTGTACGCTATGGCCGAGACGATGGCGAGGACATTCCCAGACCACATCTGGGCCGCAGCCAAGAAGGGCTACGAGTACGCCCGCATTCAGGAGAAGAACAAACGTGGCTTTGCAGGTAAGAAGCCGGAGCGCCCGTCTTATGACTTACCGAAAAGGGTGTGGATGACATGCGACGCCATCAAGCGTATGTGGCGTGAGTCACACCCGGCAACCGTGCGATTCTGGCGTGAGCTGGACGACGGGGTAATGAACGCCGTGAAGAACCCCGGAAAGGTCTACTGGGCTGGTGGCTACGTTCGCAAACCGATTGACGAATCTGGGCGCTTTACCTTCGACGAAGACAAGGCCATCAAGATAACCCGCACGTTCACCCGCGACGATGACGGCAAGAAAGTACCGGGGTGGTGGCTCAAGCTGGAGCTGCCGAGCGGTCGGGTGTTGAGTTATCCAGGTGTCGGTATATCGGTCGAAAAGGTGATCGATGAAGACGACGCCGAGCGCCCAGAGTATCGCGAGCGCGTCCGCTACATGGGCCAGAACCAGACCACACGGCAATGGCAGAAGATATACACCTACGGCGGCAAACTCGCGGAGAACGTCACCCAGGCGCTGTGCCGCGACATGCTGGCCTTCGCATTGGTCAACGTCGAGCGCTCTGGCTGGCCTATTGTGCTGCACGTCCATGACGAAATAGTAACCGACGTACCGAACGAGCCGCAGTACAGCGCCGCCGAGCTTGAGCGCCTGATGTGCGTGCCGCCGGATTGGGCGGAGGGGTTCCCTCTGGCTGCAGAGGGGCAGGAGCTTTCCCGCTACGCTAAGTGATAATATAGTATTGTATTATCTAGGTGATGGTGCTACGATCACACCATCACCTAACTAGAGGACAGAGATATGAAACACCTTACTTATGTTGGTCCCGTTCGCGAGTTGCGCGGTAAGTCCGCATTGGTCGTGAGCGCGACCTTTGGCGGAGTTCTTGCGCAGTTCGACGATTGCAGCATTATAGACGCAAATGGAAATCTACTAGGGTTTGGGTGGCACGAGTTTAGGACTTCCGATTTCGAGGAGCAGGAGCAGAACCATGGCTAAGACACCCGAGGGCGAAGTCCAAGCCTACGGCGCGGAGCAGCTCAAGAAACACGGCTGCCTTGTGCGTAAGATTTCCTACGAAGGAAGGCGCGGCTGCCCTGACCAGTTGGTGCTGGTGCCGGAACGTCAGCACGTAGCCTTCCACCGGCCCGCTGTTAAAACGGCGGTGATACTCGGCGCGGGGGTGTTGTTCATCGAGTACAAAAAGGCCGAGAACATCGAGCCGGAGCTGCACCAGTTGCGCGAGCATGAGCGGATGCGGGCTGTCGGGGCTGACGTTCGGGTTATCGGCAGCAAGGAGCAGGTAGACGCTTTGATACAGGAGCTTTTCCCGTCATGAAAATCAACAAATCAATGGAAATTGCCGAGTTTGCTTTGGCTCAAGGGCGGTATCTGACTGCCCGCGATATGTGGGACTTGGGTTTCCGGTTCAGTCGTGGCGAGACGACCCAGGACAACATCAGCGCGGTATTGAACAAGATCCACGAGTCAGACCGGATTGTAGCTAAGCGCCAGGTGTTCCAGGAATCAAATCGCCGCCGCTGCCGTGTGCTGGTCACTGAAATCAAGGAGCGCGAGGCGCCGAATCGGTCGCGCAATGACATGCTGCCGCACCTGGCCGAGCGGTGGCGCTGGTTGTTGAGCCGGAGGGCAGAGGCATGATGCGCGAAGAGTTCGAGAAATGGGTGTTAGGTCGTAACGTATGTAAAAAGTACGGCGCTAGACTGACTATTAGGATGGACGGTTCTTACGCTGATTACCGCATTAACGACCGTTGGTTGGCTTGGCAGGCCGCTCTTAAAGCCAGCGGGAGGCGTTGTGACTAAATTCAACCGTCGCCCTTATCAGAAGCTAATCACAGCCCACATCATGCGTCACGCCCGTTGTAACGTTTTTGCGACAATGGGGTCGGGGAAGACTGGCAGCGTCATGTGGGCCTTGAATAAGATGTATCAAACCGGCGAGCTGGAGGACTGGGACGCAGAGACAGAGACTGGCGACCGGGTGCTTATCCTAGCCCCTCTTCGCGTGGCGTCAGGCACATGGCCCGCCGAGCAACAGAAGTTTCAATTCCCCGCGCTTCGCGTCGTCGATGCAACCGGCAGCCGCCAGTATCGTGAGGACGTCATGCTCAACGACGACGCCAACGTAGTGTGCTGCAATTACGACGTCATCGACTGGCTGGTCGAGTTCTGGGGCGACCGCTGGCCGTTCACCGTCATCGTTGCCGATGAGTCCACCAAGCTAAAATCGTTCCGGGGCAAGCTGAACAAAGAGGGCAAGGCAGGCGGCTCAGGCGGCAGCAAGCGGGCCAAGGCGCTCGGCACCGTGGCGCACAAAAACGTGAAGCGGTTCATCAACCTCACCGGCACCCCGGCACCTAACGGGCTCAAGGACTTGTGGGGCCAGTGCTGGTTTCTCGATGCAGGCCAGCGCCTGGGGCTGTCGTACCAATCATTCACCGACCGCTGGTTTGTCGGAGTGCAGGAAGGCTCTCACCACGCCGCACGGTCATACAAGCCGCGCTCGGGGGCGGACACTGAGATCCACGCCAAAATCGCCGACATCTCGCTGACGGTGGACGCTGCCGAGTATTTCGGTTGCGACAAGCCCGTGGTCGTGCCTGTTGTCGTGCCGCTGCCAGCCAAGGCCCGCAAGGTGTACGACCAGATGGAAAAAGAGCTATTCGCCGAGCTGGAAGCCGGAGAAGTCGAAGCGGCCAACGCGGCGGCCAAGACCGCCAAGTGCCTCCAGATTGCCGGGGGCGCCGTCTACATCACCGACGAGGACGGCGAGCCTAGCACCGAATGGCAGCTTGTCCACAACGCCAAGCTCGACGCGCTGGAGTCGATTGTTGATGAGCTGTCTGGCGCCCCTCTGCTCGTGGCGTACCAGTACAAGCACGACCTCGCCCGCATCTTGAAGAAGTTCCCGAGTGCGGTGGCGCTGGCGAAAGGCACGAAGGGCAACCGTCAAATCGAGGCGTGGAACCGTGGTGAAATCGAGATGCTGCTGGTACACCCAGCGTCTGCCGGGCACGGCTTGAACTTGCAAGACGGTGGCCACCATCTGGCGTTCTTCTCGCTTACTTGGTCATATGAGCACTATGCACAAATAATTGAACGTATAGGGCCAATTAGACAATTTCAGGCGGGGCACCCAAGGCCGGTCTTTATATATCAAATACAGGCTGAGGGGACGTTAGATCAAGTCGTACAGGCTAGACTAGAAGGTAAGGCCGATGTCCAGGATTTATTGATGGAATACTGCAAAATGAAAAAGCCCCTGTGAAGGGGCTTTCTTGGTTATGGGGCAATTGCCCCGAAGTTCTTTACAACTGCTGTGCCGGACGCGCCAGCAGTGGTGCAAACATTACCTATAAATCCGCCAGCAACCACGTTACGGAAGTACGAGGTATCACCGACCTGTCGATACGACACCATCCCCACATCGGAATGGTCTATCACGCGAGACCCAACACCCGTGTTATTGAGCTTGCCGGTACGCTGCTTGACGGCTATTGATGTGCCGGTACAAGTACCGCGAGTCCAGATGTCATCCACAGCAGTGGTCGAGTCGAACACGACATCAGAGACGTTACACTGAGTTGAGTTGTTCACATCTACACCAGCAAAGGTGTGACCGCTGATGATACCACCAACGAGATTAGACGTGGTGCAATTGTCCAGTCGGATACCAGTGCCGACTGTATCGACGTTGTTGCCGCTCACCTGTAACTTGTTCTGGCGGATGGCATTCACCCCGATGGTCACATTGCTCAGCTTGTTGTTGATGACGCGATTCGGTTTACTGCCAGCGGCACCAGCGGTAAGCATGATGCCCGTATTGCCTTGCGCAAAGGTGCTGGAAACCTCCACCCCATCAATGGTGACGTTACCCCGCGCCTTGACGTAGATGGCTGCCTTTGCCAGCGCAAGACTTCTGCCGCTAATAGAGCCACCGGATACTTCAATTTTTCCGATCCCCTCGTAACCAGGTGATTCAGTGGACAGCGCAATGCCATACCATCTCGGGTCTTCGATAATATTGTCCTTGATGACAATGGTTCCTCTGGCCCCGTTGGTCGCAATCGCCCCCGGCACCAAAGTCTCTCCTTCGGTCTGAATATTGGTGTTCTTGATGGTGTTATTGGTGACCTGCATGTTGCGTGAATTCAGGAGATAAATGCCTGCCCCTGAGAACTTCTGGCTTTGGCCCTGATAAATCACGCTACCCAGAATATTGTCGATGGTGTTGTAGGCAATGACGCTCTCGGAGATCTGGGCCTCATCAATGTCATACGAGATGATCCCATAGGCCCCGCAATTTTTGACGGTGTTATAGACCACCCGGCAGTTGGTCGCTCCGAGTTGCATCTTGATGCCGTGGTTAGAGCCAGAAATACAGGTATTGTATTCAGCAATACAATTGATGGAGCCGTTGTAGAATGAGATGTCGGTTGAGTTGGTGAAAACAGTGCTGCCCACGTCTGTGAACAACGAGCGAGTGACCGTCACATCAGAGCATTTATCAGCGAGAACCCCGGTATGGGTAAAGCCAGAGAGCGTACCGCGAGAAACGGTTGCTCCTTGGCATCGGGTCAGATTAATACATGATGTAAATCGGTCAGTGATTGCAGATGCCTTTTGCACCAACACTGGATTAGTAAATGTGATATTGGACTTATCTACCCCGATAAATAAATCCGTGTCCCCGGTGATGTGCGCAATGGAGGACAGCGGCATGAAAAACAGGTCACAGTTTGACGGCAGGGTGATGACGCCGTTCACGACGTAATTACCATCGACCACTACCCGTGCGTTGGCACTGGAGGCATTAAGTAGTGCATTGCTGATTGATGCAGCGCTGTATGTCGCGCCCACCATTGCTGAGAGCATTTTAATCGTGCGGCCAAGAGTGATACTGCTCACATCAACGAACCCCCCGCTCGCCGGATTCGTACCAGCGGCAACGGCGCCTGCAGGGCCAGAGAACGCCTTCCCGGTGCGCTCTTGAAGCAGCACATCATTAGCATTCACCAATGTGCCGCCCGCCTCGAAGCTTCCATCGACGAGGTTGTAACCGGCCTCTGCGTAGCTGCGGCGCAGTGCCTCGCGGGCCTGCGTACTCGCGAACCGGCTTGAGCGCATGATATAGCCGCTGGTCGGCAGCGCCGGGTCAGTGCCAGCGGGTACGGTCTTCGGGAAAGTGCCGCCCCATGCGTAGTAGTCACCCAGCCCCAGGCTGCCGTGGGTGTCGTTCAGGAACACCTGATTGGCGGAAGCCAGCACACCACCCGTGGATGACGTCCACGACTGCACATCGAACCCCAAATCGGCCAGAATGCTCGGCAGCGTCTGTTGCGTCTGCCCTGTGACTGGGTTGGTGGTCGTGTCGATAGTGGCGCCGCCAGCAACGCCGCCCACTTTGCCAGTGATAACCTCGGCCTCGAAAATCTGATGCTTCTTCGCCGTCTGCAAATCTTCCAGTGACAGCACGTCGCCGCAAGCCATAAAACCCCCTATGAAAACCCGTTACTAAATCCAGAACTGAAGGCGCGACCGAATGGCGCAACGCCGTCGTATGCGTAATAGTCGTCTGTGTAATTGTACCCTGTTATCCGCACTGTGCGGTCGGAACCCGGCTCAACTGTGGAAACAACCATCATCTGAGCATTATGCCTATCCTCGCTGCCGAATGAAAATTCGGTTTTCAGGGCTTCGTTTCCGGTGTATATGGCCTCCTGCGGGGCGGACGTCATTATCACCGTGCGGCTGTTCGCGCCCGGCGTCACGCTGACGCTCTGCACCGACCCGTCGCGGCGCTTTAGCACCAGCGAATGCTCTTGGCCGGGGGCAAACTCGACATTCTGCGAGAGCACCACTGTAAGCCCATCAACGGCAACCACGTAGCCGTCAAACGGCGAAACGCGAGACCCCTTCACAACGCTGATGGCGCGGCCTGGGCGGGCGAATACGCCTTCCTCCAAGGCCGCGAACTCGACGGACACCCGATTCAACAAGTTGCGCTGATAGCGACGATAGGCCGCCCAGTAGGCCTGTTTGTAGTTGCGAATGCCCTTTGAGTCGTAGGTCTCGGTTTTCAGGCCGCCATCGGCGGGGATGGTGATCGTCTCCTTCGTGTTGGTGGCCGGGTCGATGTAACTGAATTTCAGCGAGTCGTACCGGTCTCTGGTGTTGAAAGCCCTCGTCCACTTTTCCCCCGGCGCTTTGCTGCGGTGGGTGAATACCATCTCCGGCCCCATGCGCGGGCGGTCGAAGTCCAGCAGGATAGCCGAGCCTTCGCGGTACGCGCGGCAGAAGATGGCCTCGGCAACCGTGTTGATGATGTCCTGCATCGTCACGTCGAATGAATCGAACGTGTAGCAGAATTGCCCCGCCTGTGCGCTGCCGAAATAGGCTTCGACCTCGGCTTGCACCGCCAAAAGCCTATCCATGTTGCTCGCGGTCAGGTTGAGACCCCCGCACACGGGATCGCGCAATAGCCGGATGAGCGTTTGCACCGCCTGGGTGTTGTTCGTCAGTGCGGCGTCGAATACGCCGTTTCCAAGGTACTTGTACAGGCGCTCTGTGACGATGAGCGCCAGCTTCGGGGCCTTGATGGACGTCGCCCTTGGGGTTTGACGCCGCGCCGTGTGAACGGTCGTCCGGTTGCCGTAGTTGGGTGTCGTGTCTGGGATTTGCGCGTATAGGTTGTCAAACGATACGTCGTCGACAACCTGCCCCTCGAAATCTAGGTCTTTGTCCGTGACTCGCCGGGCGCGAGCGCGGAACGTGGAAGGCGTCGGCAGCGCACCGACAATCGAAACGCCGGTATGGTCACTGGAGCGGCCCGACACTGTGCCGTCTGCGGAGTAGACAGGGCCGATAGGTGAGCCGCTCGCGTTGAGCGCCTGGTACTCCAGCCTGATGGTGACAGCGGCGCTCCGCTTTTTGTTGCCGTCGTCCTTGTACATCCCGCTTTGTGCGCCGAAGTTCGCCAACACTCGGGTCGCCTTTATCTTGTCCATGGTGAACCAGTTCGACCACGACACCGCCACTTTGTTATAAGGCCCAGTGGTCGCGTTATCGTTCGGCATTATCGCGGACGGCGTTGAGGTGATAGAGACCCACGGGTTAGTGGCGGGCGGCGTCGGGGTTGAGTCGTCAACAGTAAACGAGACATCAACGGCACTGATGGACGTCACTGTGTAGATGCCGCTCAGATTCTGCCCTGCGGCCACTATCTGTATCAGCTCGATGGCGTCGCCAACTTTCATGTAGTCGTTAAACCGCGAATCCCCGGTTGCGTCTGTTAAGGTTGCCACATTACCGACGCGAGAGACCGTCGCCACGTCGCCGATATTGGCGGTCAGGTCGTTGGACGCTTTCAGCTCCGCGCCGTCTACCTCATTGGACGAGGCCGTTACGTAAAGCCCCTCGGTGATCGGGTTGCCGACCATTGTCTGCGGCGCACCACTATTCGGGGACGTAAAAGGCCCGTACACGGCTGCAGACGAGCCAGTTATTTCGCTCAGGCGGGTATCCCCGTCTGTGATACCGGAAGCTGGAGTGTCGAGCGGCCCGCGCCCAACGTCGTAGAATCCGAACTCAATGATGTTGCCGTTAGTGTCGTATTTACGATAAACGGTCATCAAATCGTTAGGGATGCACTGCACAGTGCCACAAATGTCGTAGGTCCGCTGGTAGGGTCGCGACTTGTTGGTGCGGTCAGTCAGGCTATTGTTCGGGCTGGCCCCCTGCTGGTTAGGCGCGGCGGCGGCGGCCTGCGTGGACGGCGTGAACAGCTTGAGGATGGGGCTTAATATCTTGCCGACCAGACTGAACACCCCACTGACGACACCGCCGCCAGGGGACTCGATGATATAGAAAGTTGCGTCTTCTTGTAGCGCGTCGAAATCATCGGTTACGTCTGTATCGTCGCCGATTTCGTCAACGTAGATTTTGAACGGTGTCCCGTCCGGGACGTGGGCAACAACAAAAGCCATGGGCGGCATTTCGTGCGTGGCGCGGTCGAAGCTGCCGCTCTCGTTGCGGGTGAGGTGAACGGTTATCGCCAAAACTGGATCTCCTGAAAACGGGCGCGGATGTCGGCCAATGACTCAAGTCTAACCTGACGCGCTGCCAGTTCACAGTGGCTCACATAGCCGTTGTAGTAGACGCCGGAGTGCCACAAGATGCGGCTGCCGTGTCTCTCGGCCATCAGCACGGCGTCGAAGTCCTGCGGCTCGCGGACGCGCACCAGCCCGCGACTATCACGGAATCCCTCGGCAAACATCGCATCCGCACCAGATGGAGCCGCCACGTCGAAAGCCGGGGTTTCAATACCCGCATCAGCCCGCACCTGCCGGACGTGATGCCAGCAGTTTCTAGTCTTAAAATTATACGGCAATCCCGTATAGTCGTTGATGTTCATCCCGCAAGAATCCCCCGCAGCAAAGGGATTTCCTCTGGCGTCATCAAGATTCCAGTCTGGCGCTCGTTCAGGCGCGGCACCCCCACGTCGGCGGTGAACACCCCCTTACTCTGTGTCAGCGTCTGCAAATCGTAAGTAACCGGCCCCCTGGCCGGGTAGCTTAGGTCAGTGCTGACGAAACTGCGGAACGTGAACACCGGGGCCTCTTCGTTCGACATAGGGAGGCGCGACATCTCATCGTCCAGCAGGTTGCCGACATCGGGCAACGTGAAGCTGGCCTGTTGGTCAGTGTCGTTGTTGTTGCCGCCCTCGACTACTTCCATGGGCGTGGGCTCAAACGTCACAGTCTCGCCCGTCTCCAGCGTTGCCGTGAGTGGTGACGTCCCGACTACGAGGAGGTATCGCCGAGAGAAAAGCGGGTGCTTGATTTCCACGGTGTCGAAGTCGAGCTGGCCGTCTGGGTTAGAGGCCAGCTTGCGCTTGTACGCTTCGATTACTGATTGCTCGCTCATGCGTCAGGATTCCAAATCCGGGGGAAAGACGTCTGCGCCGTGGCGTAGGCGTCAAGGAAGCAATTCAACCCGTCGCCGTAGCAACCGAACAAATCCGGCAGATTAGCGGTCAGGCAGACATCCTCCTGAATGTCGGTGCGCTCGGCGAGTAGCGAAAACGAGATAGTCCAGTTGATGCCGTCGCTTGTGTCGATGTTGATGGCGCTGTTTATCTGGCACTGATGGTCTTTCACCCCCAGGCCGCTATCGAGCGCCATCACGAACGAGTCAGCCCCGCCGCTGATTTTGTTCAGGAACAATTGAAACGTCTGGTTGCCGAGCGCGGACGTGACGAGCGTCACGGTAAACGGCACTGTGTCGAAAAATGTATCCCTCCCTTGTCTAGGTAGCCCACCCGCAACCTCGCTGCGGTAGACGTTGCCGCCGCGCTGGTACGAATAGCCTTTGCTGACAATTGGCTTGAGTGATGCCGGGAATCGGTAATTGCTCATCGTTTAGTATCCTGCTTGCCCGCGAGTAGCTCGGCGGGATTTGGCGATGGGGGAGTTGCTATTTTGCAAGTCGCCGCTCACGGT